CAAAAGACATTATTGACCCCTCAGTATTGCCCGCATGGCACGTATAAACGCCGGTCTAACCTTCATCAATGCAGGAATCATGAAAGGTCTGGCCGGTACCGTGTTGCCACCCTTTGAAGTCCATCCGAGTTCCAGCGGTACGGCGTACTTTGCATCAGCCTTGACCAAGGCGGTAACGCCCTTTGCTCTAGATGCCATCATGCTGTGGTTGATGCTATTAGCAAGGTTGCCGGTGTCACTGTTAGGTGGTGAACCGGGAGGGCTTGACCAGTGAACAATCTCATTGTCTTTGCCGCTCCTGTATTCTCGGTATTGCCCAGAGTTGGTAACGATACTGTCCTTAGCGTTGGCTTCAACGTCTGCCGCAGCTTTACCCACCACAAGTGTAATCTTGTCTAGATTCGCCTTGTACGCATCCAGAGAAGTGGTATTGAGTGACACGCTGATATTCACGGAGCAAGAACCTCAATCTCAAGCGGGCCAAACCGTCGCACCGTTGTACTCACCGTGAAGGAAACCGTAATGCGAATCATTGCCGCCGTGGCATAAGCCGCAGGGTTGAGGATGCTCAGGATACCTTGTGCGCTGTACTGCTTGGTGAGCGTAACGGATCCAGATGGAAACGTATAAGTAGACCCGGTCGCAATGTTCGTAAAGGTAACGCCTAGCGTACCGGTCGTGATGTCGATAGGGCTGCCCAACTCATCGACCAAGCGCACCACGTAGGAGTGCCAATCACCTACCCACGCGCTCGCTTGTACGACCTGCTGAGGGTCTTCGGTTAGGTCAAAGATAACTGCCATTAGATGTCCCTCACATAGATGCGGAGTGGGCCGAATATCTGCGTGTCAGATGCCCCGGTTGTGCGCGTGATTGTTGCCGTGTAGGTGCCTGGAGTGTTGGTAACCGTCGTATCAATCACAAAGGTTGCCCTGCCATCAGCTGCATAAGTTGCCGTACAAGCGTAGGTGTCTACCAAGGTAGCACCAGAGTTGTAGACCTTAGCGGTAACCGTTGCACTCGTGATATCTATCCCGCTTCCAAAGGCATCCACACACTGGATGTCTACGCCATGCTGTGCGCCCTTTTGGATGTCAAGCGGATCAGATGCTCCGAGACCGTCAGCCTTGACCTCGTAAGGCCCCATGCGAACCAGAGCGGCAGAGGTTACCGGCGTAACCAGTTCGGCATTGACATACTGACCGAATGAGCCTGCCGCGGTGTGGTTTGTTCTAAGCTCATCCCAGACGTTGCCCGGTATGTCTTGAACCGTTGATTCAATGCCGTTGACAACGCCATTTGTTTCCATTATGACACCACCAAAGTTTGTAGCCGTGTTGTAACCAACAGTCGCTGCATCCCAGACAGCCGAGGCCGTCTGTGCAGATGTCAAGCCACCACTACTCAGCGTAACCGTCAGCACCGCGCCGTTCGTACCAGAGGCACCACGCACCACGATCGTGACATCAGATGCACCAGCCGCGAAAGCAGCGTTAGGAACATCAAGCCGATACACGCCCGGCACGAGGGAGGAGCTTATCTCAGCAAAGCCACCAGAAGTCCACGCGCCTGTCGCTGTCTGCGTGACCAGCGTTATAGCCACCGGAGCCGATTGGTTGCGGACGTAGTAGGCCGCTAGGCCGGAGGTGGCAAAGGTTAGCCCTGTTGCACCGAGGTAGAGTTCGATGCTTTGAGATGTGGAGCCAGGAGCGATGGTGATAGCGGATGCGTTCCGCTCGGTTGGCTGGTAATAAAAAGTGTATGCATTATATGTCTGGTATCCACTATCTGGTGTTGCGCCAGTCCAAGGGATAGACATTACGTCTGTGGCTTCGGCTCCTGACGCTGACCCAAACGCTTGATTTGGACTACTTTGTTGTGGACCAAAGAAATCAATAGGGTTAAGTCCGACTATACGGCTATAGCCGTAATCAAGACGTGACGCACCAACTGAAGTAGAATTTAACCCAGTATTCACACCACTACGGTTTATGCTACAACTTACAAAACGGTTGTAATCTTCAAATACTGTCGTTGTGGTGCCGGTAATACCTAGCCCACAGTTTAGAAATAAACAGTTTTGAACTGTTGATGGAAACGTTGCACTACCACTTGTGAAAAATAATGTCCCCGTTGCGTTACTGTTTCCAGTAAATGTGCAGTTGCGTATTGCTACTTGTATTGATGCTAACAAGACTCCTTCCGCATTACCGCCAGTTACTAAACAATCTTTAAAAGACGTTGTATCTGAGACATTGTTACCAGAAAGTAATATCGGAATGCGTCCAGAGAAAACCCATACACATTTAGAAAATGTGTAATTACCAGCGGAGGCTGTTGGTGCTGTCATATTTAACAACGTGCCTTCACCAGTCGATGAGGCAAAGACATCATTAACAAATAGACACTTTGTGAAAGATATATTTTTTGATGTTACAAATCGAACAAGCGCGCTACCAACAGCACCACTTGGACTACCTTCAAAAATAATATTTGAGAACGACAAAAAGTCTTTAGATGTCCCAGTTAACTGCGGTGAAGTCAAACCAGCAGCGACATTACCTGCTGAGGTAAAACCTGAAAGCCTAACCAGACCAGCCGATAAGCCGCTAAACTGACTAGCGGAAACATCACCGATAACATTTACAGTGCTTGTCGGGTTAGTAATACCGATTACTACTTTTTCCTGATAATGACCCGGTGCGATGTAAACGGTATCACCGCCAGTCACTCCACTACCGGCGGTAAATGGAGCCTGAAAAGTACCCCACGCCTGCCCTATTGCTGGCCCAGTACCACTGCCAGTACCGCCCGGTCGAACATAATATATTGCCATTACTCGGCATCTCCACTAACAATCTGCTGAGCCATAATCAGCGCAAACTGATTGACAATAAGTGATTGAAATTGCTCATCTTGCTGAACCCACCAGATATTAACTGAGGTGCCATCTTGACCAAACGTGCCGAGGATATTCCCTGCATCATCTGTAATGTCACCAAAGACCAGCCAGTCGGTGGATGGTGCTGGTTCCTTTTCAATCCTAAAGTTTTGCAGGTTCATTTGCCCACCTTCATCGCATTTGCTTGCACACCCTTGAACGGCATCGTCAAGAACGCCAGCACAGATGAAACCGCAGCGGAGACACCCGCCGCTACCGCCTTCGAGCCGTAGAGTGCCAGCACTGCGCCCAGCTCGGAAATGTCCTTGGCTTCAGATGTTCGGACCCCATCACCAAACACGGAAGTGAAAGCAGCTACGAATGCCACGATCACAACGACCACCAAGCGCTTGATGCTAATGCTGTTCATTGCTTCGCCTCCAACTTTGTAACCTGCGTTTTCAGTTCGCTGGTTGCACCTTCAAGCCTACCGATACGATGCCCGTGGTCTTTGATCGTTGCCGTGTCTACCGCTCCACGCTTGTCCATACGGTGTAGGAACTGGATGATGTAGACCAGTAGGCTGATAACAGCACCCGAAACACTGATGCCTATCGTAGTCCATTCCGATGCTGTCATGATGTACGCTCCACTAATCCAACGTGCTGCACAAGCAACTCCGTCTGCCCAAAGTCTGACCCGATCACATCGTAATACTTCGAGTCATCACCGACACGGTAAACCCTATCCTGCGGCATGACATCAGCACTAACAGCAACAATCAGCGTCCACTGTGCAGATGACTGGATGCCACCGCCTACAATGCTCTCTGTGTCTGATTGGTTGGTCAACCTGGCGTTGTACTCGGCAACCTTGCGCCATGTCTCAGTGACACCACCACGCCCGTCTTCGGTCAAGGTGAAGCGGTGAATCTCTACACGGTCTTGGCAGAGGTTACGAACCATGCCAGCGCTTATGGTTGCGCGTAGGATAGGGCTCACGCGAACACCACCGGTCTAAACTTGTCTGCCATGGTTAGGCAGTTCTGCATCAGTTGAGAGAGTTTTACGTCGCTCGTACCTTCCTTGGCATCGATGTCTGCGGCTACCCTTGATGCTTTGATCAGCCATGCTTGGCGTGTTGCGGTGCGCACATCGTAGCGCTCGGTATTAATTGGACCTTGGTCTACCCACATCAAGGTCGGGTCACCTGTGCCATCTTCCAGCGTAAAGCCCTTGACTTGGTACGGTGAATAGACCGGAAAGTCAGGCTGTGTAGCCCCTGAGGTACCGGCTACCCTGCATTCGTAAACCCTCCCGTTGGGCGTTGTAGGTACCACACGGTCACCGACGGCGTAGACCGTTGCCGCTGTCCAAGTACTGAAGCGGGAAAAGGAATCAAGGATTGAGCCGATGTCGGTAGTAGTCATCTGCGGATAACTTTGGGCATCCACAAAAAGTGATACCTGCGCTATCGCTTCGGCTCGTGTCATCATGGCTTCACTATCCCACATAAAGAAAAACCCCCGGCACGTCTGCCGAGGGCTTGAGATAAGAACCGCTCGCCTTATGTAGCTGCGGATGCTCCGACGATAAGGCTTCCCGGTACACGGTTGGCTGCTGTTGCATCAACGTTGCCGATGTCAAACGCCTTGAATGCGAATCGCTCAGTTGCCTTGAATGCAAGCGCGTCTTCGACAAAGTAGCGCTGATCCGATACCTCGATGGTAACGGTTCGGCGGTCACCGAATGCGGTACCCATGCTCAGGTCACCCAAGAGGACATAAGGCGTGGATGCTGCAAGGGTCTTCTGCATATTCTGAACGAACACCACAGGGTATCCGTAGAGCATAGGCGTAGGGCCGTAGGCATTTGCGATGTCGCTGATAGCGTTGCCACCAAGTGCATCAAGCAGAGGAGCGATGGCGTTGTACCAAATCTCCTTATGCATGAACCACTTAGCGTTAGCGGCGTATGTCGGGAGCTTGGCAACCATACCCTTGAGGTTAGCAAGTGTCGGGCTATACGTGATTGTCTGGCCGGTCGTGAAGACCTGCAAGGAAGCAATGTTAGCCTTGGTGGCGTTGCTGCTGTAGATAGCATAAAGGATGCCATCGAGACCACTGGTGCTATCGACTGCGTTGTTGAAAACAACACGGTCTTCTTCCTTCGCAAGGACGTAAGCCATGTCACGGGCAAGGGTCGCGCCAAAGTCAATGATGCTATCTTCTGCCAGTTCCTTAGATACCTGAGTAAGAACCGATGGCTTCTTAGCAACCAAGTTGACCTGTGCAAAGGTCAAGTCGGAAGCGGTGATAGCGGTATTCTCTCCAGGGTAGTAGACCGTGGTCGATGCCGTGGCGTTAGGGACGTTCAAGACATCGCTGCTCATCGGGTAGATGCGGCAGTTCTGGCGAGCAATGCCGAACATTTCACGGAGGTAGATAAGCTCGCTCGACAGTGGATCCGGTACGGTGAAACCACCAGCGGTTGTCGTGCCTTCGCTCTGTGCCTTCAGGTTAGCCTTGCACCACTCAGCGGCCTTGCGGTTGCCCATGATAGAGCGGCCCCACTGGCCCCAGCAGTATGCCTTGTAGTTGGCTTCATCACGGGTGCCGGAAAGTGGATTGCGTCCAACGCCGCCCGACTTCCAAGGCTGGTCTACTTGCGCTTCAGTTGCCACAGGGTGGCCTTGTCCGAGTGCCTTGATTGTCTCGATGCGCTCTTCAATGCCCTTGGCTTCAGCCATCAAGGACTTGACCTGTGCAAGGTCACCGTTACCGGAAGCAAGCTCCCGCGCGGTAGCAAGCACAGAATCTTTTTGATTCTGCAGTTGTGTTAGATTCATAGTTGTGTTAGCAACTCCAGACGTGCCAGCAGTTCCTGGCGTTCGTCATTGTCATGGGCTTTCGCCTCTACTACGATGGACGGCTGCTCTTCCGGCTGGTCTGCATCCCGCAGAGAATCCCAGACTACGGGAGCCAAGCGCTTAGCGCTTGACCGTGACAAACCGACTGCATCCCGCAGTCGACGTTCTACACCCCGCAAGGAAGCGGGCTGTACGCTCTTCATGCCGTGCATGGCATATAGCCCTTTGGCACGTCGAGCAAATTCATCAATGATGGCATCCGCCATGCTCTGATCGGATACGGCTTCGATGGCTCCGCAGAGCGCATCGTAGTAGGCTTCTAATCCTTCGTGGATAAGGTCACCTTCAGACTCATCAAAGACCGATACGGCGTACTCTTCCGGGGACTGCTCAGGCATTGGAGCCATGACCATCTCTTCTTCTTCTTCCATCATCGGCTCCATACCGTAGTACTCCTTGAGGGTTTTAACGCTGTTACGATACTCGGCAGGTGTCGGGGTAATCGATGCTTCTGCAATAGGCCAGCGGGTGATTTCAGCGGCACCGCCCATGCTCTTACGCTCTACCAGATGACCAGCAGCACCGGAGGAAAAGCCCATCTTGCCTTGCTTGCAGAGCTTCGCAATCATGCTCCCGTACTCGTCGGCCATGTCTAGTTGAGCCTCGTACCAAAGCCCGGTATCGTCCATCTTTACAAAGCCTGTACCGATGCTCTTCTTCCCGACAGCGGCATCCATGCCGTGGTGGTAGTAAACGTTTAGTGGGACTCGCTGCCCTTTGGCAACCGGGAAACCGTAGTCGGTTTGAGGTGTGAAAAAGTCACCTTCAAGGTCGGCGGTCTTGGTATCGCCAAAGCGCACGAGGTAGCCCTTGACGTAGCCTAACCGGTCGCTCTTGATACCGTCTACGTAAGATGTCAGCAAGTCCATACACCCACTATCCCACAGTGCATTTTTCATAGGTATGTCGTTAGATCCGGTTGGTATCCCTCTAGCTCTCTAAGCGGCAATACCCTAGTAGTAGGCCCCCAGTCGGCATTCTGTACCACGGTTGCCATGTCGCTAAGCGGTAGTCCTTCAGCGTAAAGGTTGTAACGAGCGGTGCCTAGTATCTGCTGAGCTTCAAGCGGAGTTAGCCCCTTTAGAATCTCTTCACCGGTTGCCACCTTTGGGCGCGTATCCGGTATCGATGAATCGCCGGTTATCTCTGCCCATGAAAGCGTTTCCGCAATCATAACGCAGCGACAATTTGGGTGTGATGGCATGATTTCATCGGTACGGTGAAGGGTGCCGGAAAGAGCCAAGCAAGCAAGGCATACCCTGCTATCTTGCGTAGCCTGCCGCCGGTATCCGGTGACCGAACCATTCTCCGTGTATAGTTGCCGCTGGGCTTCCCTGGCGCTTCGTATCATCTCGGTACGCGCTATCGTCTCGGCTCTTTGCCGCCCGATGTCTGCCGCCTTGCGTACCCGCCGTGCTACGGTGCGCGGGCCTTCACCAAGGCTGATGCCCTGTACCAAAGCCATCTGCATCGCATCGGTGGTTACTTGTGGGATGGCATCGAATAGGACAGCCAGAGGCGAACCATCGCCTGCGAACCCGACAAAGGCCTGCAAGGCTTCGTCTGGAAGACTTGTCCATGAAGTACCAAGGGTAACGCCTGCGGGCTTTTTACCCGCTGCCGCTTCCACAAGGCTTGGCGTTGCCTCATTAGCAAGGATAGCGGCTTGTAGCTGCCCATCGGCTGTAATCACTGCCCCTTCTACCGAGAACTTTTTCAGGTTCTTTCCGAGCTGCTCAATGTTATCTATGATCCGCTGACGCATCCAGAGTATGGTTTCGCTTGGCGGTTCCCCGTTGGCTTCACGCTCGGCTATCCTACCCTCCAGCGCTTCGAGTTCATCGATGCTTGCCTTGGTTGCCGCCTTGTATGCGCGTTGCATCCGGCTGATGGCTACGCCTTCACGCTCCAGCAGGTCGTTGCGGTACTTCTGGGATGCGGCATAAATCCTGCCCGTGCCGTTGTCTACTCGCTTGAGATTTCCTCCAGCGAATACCCGTAAAAAGGGTGGCTCTTATACACTACCCCCGGAGTGCATACGTGGTCACCATCAAGGCTCTTGCCGTCTGGTTGCATAGCGTCCCGCTTGGATGTTGACCAGCGGTACCCGGCATCGCCGCCCCATAAGTCCCAGGCTACACGCCCGGGTGAGGGGAAACCTTCCTCACCAGAGTTGAACCCTTCGGCTTGTTTGTCTACTTCATGACGGCTGAAGAACGAGTACATCCGGAGTATCGTGTCTTCGGAAAGTTTCTCACCGTTTACGATTTGGTTTGCTCGCGCAAGCCCTACCCGTGTCCCGCCGTCAAACCCTTCCGCTTTCCAGTCAAGCGCCCGTTGCGCTGCTTCAACCATGCCAGCGTTCGGTACAAACTTCATCTCATACGCTTTGGCTTCGTCTCGCAGGGTAACCGGTGCGGCTCCTGTGTGCTGTACTGGCAGGTTGAGGAAGCTCGTAACACTACCCGGATCGTAACCGGAACGAATCAAGATACCTGCCGCGTTGGTTGTCTCTGCTAGGGATGCACTCGTGCCAGCCTGTACGCTGATAGCGGATGGATGCAGTACGCCGGTATCTTCAGGCACTGCTTCAAGGCCTGCTATACGCTTGGCTTCAGCACGATCAATGATGCCTGACTTGTACAGGCGCTCTGCTCGTGTGGCTTCCGCTTGCATATCGTCGGCAAGCGCC